TCTCAATGCGCTAATCACTTGCGTTTGATTTGCGTCAACCCTTGCTGCGTATCTCATCAATCTTCGCTTTCACATCCATTGCTATGTTTCCAAAGAGGCCCGAACTGTCGCTCATAAGCTCCCTCACTCGCCAGCGACCTTGATCGATGGTAGACGGAGACATGGCAAGTTTCGCTATGTGCAGAACGGTCTGGTCGTAAATCTCCTGTAATGAACAAGGCTTCTTTAATTTCTCGTTCTGAGTGCCAGATTCCATTTTTTACTCTGTCAAGGATTTGGTGGGCTTCTGCGTTTGTCATACAAAAAGAAGTGTTTGAGTTTGAACATTAGCGCCAGCATCGTATCTTTTACTTTCGCCCTTTGGGTAATCTGCAAGTTTGTATTTCAAACTTTTCATCATCAATTTTTTTTGCGGCTTTGACCCATGAAAAAACACATAACGATGTTTTCTAGGTCTGTCTTGCAAATAAAAATCATCACCAAACTTTTCTCGCATCCATTGCGCCCTGTTTTCTTGTCCACGGCTCATGTCTGCAATGGTCGCTCCATGCAAATGTTCAAGTCCTTTGACTTTCCAATCAGTTCGCTTTTCGCTCAATCCAGTGTAAAAAAAGTTAGTTGCTTGATAAACATAACCAACATGACCCTGATCTGTGTCAGCGTAGGAAACAACAACAGATGGCTTTGGAAGCATCTTTAACGAACGACCAACCAGCATTGACGCATAGTTGTTTTCGTTGTTGCAACAAAGTCTGTTTAGTTCAATTACGTTATCCTGAAAATCTTTTCCACAAACTCCAGATCGCAAAGTGCTACTTGCTGGAATTCCGTAGGTCACAACCCCAACAAGTTCATTTCCGTCATAAAGGCCAAAAGCATAGCTAATTGGACACATACGTTTTGCGTAATGACGTTTAAGCAACCAAGGTTCGGTTTCTTCAGGCTTAATTGGAATGACTTTCATTTTGTCTCTCAAGTTGTTCAATGCGGAATTTCAATTTTTCAATCTCAAGCTCTGCGCCTTTAAAACGCAACAAAATTGACTGAATCAAATCACCAAAAATTTGCCATTCTTCTTCTGTCATGCTTTCACCTTTTTAAGATAATCACGAACGCTGTCAGGAACTGGAGCTGCCTTTTTGTCATCTTCTTCAATCTTGCGTAGCGCAGCGTCATAATTCTTTGGCGTTGGTGTTGTCATGTGAACAATGTCAACAGGCTTAAAGTTGACAATCTCATCTTGCCAACGACCTTGATTCAACCAAGTGGCAGGATTTGGAATGAATTGACCACCATCTTTCTGCCAAGCATCAGAAGCCTTTTGAAAGTGAATTGCGTTCAACATGGCATCAACCATAGCCTGATCTGGTTTTCGCTTCTCAAACGCCTTTTTAGCCGCATCCTTGCCGACTTTCTTTGGATAGGCTTTCCAAAATTCTTCAAAACGAACACTCAAAGCCGTAGGCTGCTTCTCTTTGTGTTTTGTGTCTTGTGTTATGGGTAATGTGTTATGTGTAGCATTGCTTTCGGATTGCGTTGGCAATGCGTTCGCATCATTCTTCTTTTTCCATCTGGCTTTGGCACTTTCGCTGGCCTTATGTGACTTGTCATCGGCCTTAGCAATTTCTTTATTTGCTCTGTGATGAATCCAGCCATTTTCAGTGCGTTCGAAATACTCTTGCAATACTAACGCAATGCAATCGCTATGCGAACGCATCCTTATCTGTCTTGCAGTTTCAGACAAATCAAGGGGAATAGGGGATTCGTGAAGGTAGTACCAATCAAGCAAACGCCGATAGGTCAAATCTTCCATTTCGGAAAGATGTTCCGTGTGACTTTTGTAGTCACCAATGTTGAACTGGTAATAGTGCATTGAGTTTTACCTTTTTCCACCACCTTTGAAAGAAACAAGCGGCAGGGGAAGGTGTAACCCTTTTCGGTCTGCTCATGACTTCAGACCTAGCCGTGTTTCAAAACATTATAGCTTCTTTGGTTGCTCAGGCTGTTGCTTTTTAGCATCATCCTTCTTGCCCCAATCAATCTTGTCCCAATTGTCTCGGACTTTACCGCTGTCCTCGTTCCTGCGGCCTGAACCTTTACCACCGTCACCCATGAGATGCTCCCGATACATTCATTTGAACCCAAGTCATAACTGACTCGTCATAGATCATTGGTTGCAATGATTCGTGAACCAGGACAACCTCATTGTTGTTGGTCAGTGTCATGGCTGCGTATTCGTAGCCTTCTGGCACATCTGTGATGTATGTCATTTGAACCACCTTGGTTTGAGAATTTTCAACTGCCAAAGCCTAGCTTGTGGCACTTCTTTCCACTGAGCCACAGCCGCTTGGCTGATACCTAACAGCTTTGCAAGCTCACGCTGTGAGCCAGCCAGCTTTATAAAATGTTCTTTGGTCATAAGCTAGATTATACAAAAAAACAACACTTTAAAAAATTTTTTTGCATAGGCTTGCAAAGCATTGATAAGGTCGCTTATAATTTTTTCCATGCCGCAACAAATCGTAAGCGGTCTTTTAAGGAACCATCATGAACAAAGACAAAATGATTGAATTGTTAGAAAACGGTGCATATTTTGATTGGGCTAATAGAAAGTTTTTCCATCATAGCTTTCGTAAAGGATTTCGCACAATTAGTTCTTCAAACATTTCTTGGTTAGCAGTTGAGCGTGTGCATGGAGTTTTTGGCACAAATCGTCTTGTAGAAGTTAACAACGTTTACATACTCAAGGCAGTTTGATAGGAACCATCATGCACACTGATCTGACACACTACACAGCTAATGACTCTTATGACTCTGACGCAACGTTGGAGTGCTACTTTGACGACTACACAATGAGTTTGTGGTTTGTTTACGTTGAAGGCAAAGAAATCGTCAACCTACTTTCCGACACAACCATCAAAGCTCTTGAGCGTGAATATGAACTGCATTGCCGCAAAGAACGCAATGAGTGGAATCTTTCAATGGCCTTGAGCGCCGCAGGATTGGAGTAATCATGCACAACTGGACTACACGCAAATTCCCACGAACACTAGATGAGGCTTTTGAAATGGACAACGTAACACGCCAACAACAACTTCAACAAGGTAACTGGATGGAACACCACACAACAGATTACGAAAAGTATTTGAACATTGCCTACGCTTTTGCGTCTGGCTTTATTGTGGCTATGTTGGTTTTTGGAGCTTGAAATGTCAAAATTTAATGAACTCCGCAAATTAAACGTCAATGAACATACAGAAAAAAAAGATGGATTGACGTATCTTTCTTGGGCATGGGCTTGGGACACATTCAAACAACATTGTCCAGATGCAACTTATGAAGTTGTAAAAAACAATGGTTTGCCATACTTTGAAACAAATGCTGGAGCAATGGTTTACACAAAAGTAACTGCAAATGGAGAAACACATGAAATGTGGTTGCCAGTTATGGATGGTAAAAACAAAGCTATGCGTTCTGAACCATACACATACACAGTGCGTGATTTCAAAACCAAACAATTGGTTGACAAAAAAGTTGATGCTTTCACAATGTTTGATGTAAACAAGACTCTTATGCGTTGTTTGGTTAAAAACTTGGCAATGTTTGGTCTTGGTCTTTACATTTACTCTGGTGAAGATTTGCCAGAATCCGAACCTATTGACATGAGCGAATATCTAAATGAGATTGAAGCGTCAACAAATGTTGATGAACTTAAAACAGCTTACATCAAAGCATTGAACGCAACAAATGGCGAAAAAGCACTTAAAGAAATGGTAATTGCAGCTAAAGATGCAAAGAAAGCGAGTCTGTAATGGAACAACGTAGCGAAGAATGGTTTGCAGCACGTTTGGGCAAAGTGACAGCAAGCAAAGTTGCTGACGTTATTGCCAAGACTAAAACAGGTTACAGCGCCAGCCGTGAAAACTACATGGCGCAGCTGATCTGCGAACGCATGACAGGCCAAAAAGCTGATTCATTTACCAATGCGGCGATGGAATGGGGAACAGCCACAGAACCACTTGCCAGAGCCGCTTACGAGGCGTTTAAAGACGTTTTGGTGGATGAGGTAGGCATCATTGAGCATCCGTTCCTTCCCATGTGCGCCGCCTCTCCAGATGGTTTGGTCAGCATTGACGGAATGTTGGAAATCAAATGCCCAAACACAGCAACTCACTTTGACACGCTGTTGACAGGCAAGATGCCAAATAAATATATGCCGCAAGTCCAATGGCAAATGGCTTGTGCAAATCGTCTTTGGGTGGATTTTGTGTCGTTTGACCCAAGAGCGCCCGAAGGACTCCAGTTGTTTGTTACACGCATTGAGCGTGACGACAAATATATTTTGGAGTTGGAAGCCGAAGTTAACAAGTTTCTTGGGGAGCTTGATGAACGAATTGAAAAACTTAACAACTTGAAAGCAAAAAATGTCTAAATTGATGTACGAAGTGAAAGTCCGATCTGGCTCCTACACGGACAAAGATGGCAACGAAAAAGGCCGTTATGAACGCATTGGCTCTGTCATTGAAACAAAGAATGGCCCAATGCTAAAGCTAGACGCTGTTCCAGTAATGGAAGGCGGCTGGAGTGGGTGGGCGTATTTGAACACACCCAAACCTCGTGAAGATGTTGCGCCAAAACAACAGCGTGACGAATTTAACCAAACGTCTGACGACATTCCTTTCTAACTGGAGAACCACATGAAAAAAGTAATCGCAATCTGTTTGTTGTTGGTCGCTACATACGCCAGCGCATCATGCCCACAATTCCAACCTTACCGCTGTGTGCCTGGCTATGGTGGCAAGATGCTTTGCGGTTGTGGAGTCTAAGATGCAGTTTGAGCTATCTGTAACCCACAATGGCGTGACAGTTACTTTGGCTGCTGCCGATGCTCCTAACTTGCGCCAGCTTAACGAGTTCCTTAACTCTTTGACTGATCGAGCAATTAAGGAAATCCTGCCAGAGCCACGCAAAGTAGGTCGCCCACGCAAACACCCTGTAAAAGTTAAAGGCAAACGTGGCAGACCACGCAAAGTAGTTGCATAATTGAACAGGCGAAAGCGGATGCTGAGTTTGAAGATCCCGCAAAAAGTCCGTTCTGCTGTCGGAGCCATGTCGGGGATAAACAGCAGTTCAGTGCAGCGAGTAGCCTACTTTTAGACGATTTGAGGAGTAATTGAGATGAAATTTGATTTTTTTGATTGGTTAGAGGACAACCATCACATTTGGGAAGCATTTGAAAAACAGGCGTTGCTTGTCTCTAAAAGGGGATTCAAGCATTACTCAGCAAGAACAATTGTTGAGTTCCTGCGCCACCACACAGCAATTGCAGAAGAAGGTAGTTTGTGGAAGATCAACGACCACGCTACGCCTCATTTGGCTCGTTTGTTTATGAAAGTTCATCCAGAACACAAAGGATTGTTTGAGACAAGGGGAATGAAATGATTACAGCAAACGATTGGTTAATCATCTTCTGTTTTTGCGTTGCGGCAATAATCTTTGATTGGATGTTTTGGGAATGAAACACTATCTTTGCACAATTCTTTTGGCAATCAATCCGTTTGCTGTTTGTCTGTTTTGCGCTTACCTTCTTGGCAGTTTTATGAGTTGGTCATGGAATCCAGAGGTGTGGTCATTTGAGATGCGAGGCTTTATGGTTTCCACTGGTCTTGTATATGGCGTTGCGCTATCCATTAAGTTGAGGTCGTATGATTAAAACAGTACTTGTGCCAGGTGCTCCTTGGCCCCCAAAAAGTGCAAGAGTTTATGAACGAAAAAGGCAACGGCATGAAACTGACATAAACTTTGAGGCTTGGGTCAAAAGACAAAAAATAAACAACATTGATTTTTATAAGGAAAAAAATGTCATTCGCAAACCATGAGCTAGATGTTCTCCGTTGGTCGGAAGCTCGTCGCATCATTCCAAACAGCACACCATTTGCCCAAGCAATGAAGGCAGTTGAGGAAATCAACGAACTGGTTGATGCTTTGCGTGAAAACAAGCGTGAGGATGCCATTGACGCTGTTGGTGACACTGTGGTTTGCTTGATTAACGTTTGCGCTTTGATGGATGTAAATCTGACAGATTGCCTTGCCGCCGCTTATCAGCAGATCAAAGACCGAAAAGGCTACATGAATGAGCAAGGCATCTTTGTCAAACAATCCTGAACCTCATGGCATTGAGGCTTTGGTTTGTGCTGACATAGCCAAACGTCAGGCCACAGGAATGAACAAATACGGCATTTCTGTGGCTGACAATCCTCTTATGCTCAAGGCTTGGTTACAACACCAATACGAAGAACTTTTAGATGCGGCAGTGTATTGCCGCAGAGCAATTGCAGAACTAGATGAAACACGATGATATTTTGAAGCTGGCTGGCAGCATTTACGGAACTCATGTTGAATGGGCCGCTGTGCCAATGAAGAAGCTAAAAGACCTTGTAAAAGGCGTTGAATTAGACGCACAAGAGCGTTTTGCGTCTTACCTTGACTCCAAGAAGCAACACGAAGCAGCCAGCCTAATAAGGGGCTTAAATGACTGAAGCAATTGCCAATGTGTCCATGATCTGCGCCATTTTGTTTCTTGGCGCAGTTCTTTGGCTGTCCGTGTTCCTGTTTGTTGCGGCTTTGTTAGCCAGCAAGGACTAATCTTCTTCAAAAGAAGTTTTGAACAATGCTATTTCTGCATTGCGACGACGAACAAGGCCAGGCAAAACTTTGCCACCGCCTTTTGTCCATTGCTTAAATGCTTCCGCAGCATCATCCCATTCCTCACGGTTAATCTTCATCCGAATAGTAGACCGCTGAAAATTCCCCAATCCTGCATTGAAGGAAAATGCAACGCAAGCGTCGAAAGCACCTTGACGACCAGCAAGATTGGGAGCAAGTCTAAGAACACCACGTTCAAAAGATACGAGGTCATTCTTAAAAATCGTAACCAATTCATCTTTGCTCCATGTCCTGTTGTCCTCTGGCTTTAAAGGATAGTCTTTGCGAAGTGGGCCTGTGTAGCCTTCTTTTGGCAAAGGCGGCAGCTTGATTTGATCTTGGTACAAAACATGGCCCCAACCTACTGTCCACATCGAAGCGGAGCATAAGTAGGGCTTATTTCTGTACCCTTCAAACTCGTGCATCAGGGCAATGCCCTTTTCACTGGTTCTCATTTCTTGCTACTACGAGTGCCGAACCAGAAGCCAATGATGCCGCCAAGCATTGCCATTTCGTCATCACTGAAAATCTCGTTGCCAATGCGAATAAGGTCATCAACGCTCTTAATCATGTCTGGATGACACCAAACATAATAGCCAAGGCCAGCATTGATGAATACAAGCTCCAGAACGAACAAATATGTAATCGTTGGACGCACAGTACCAACATAAGTTGAAACCCAACTTGCAGCCTTTTCCAGAACCTTTGCGTCATGGGCGTAGGCAGCCTGAGTCATGGCGGCTTCTGTCTGCATGGAAATCTCATCAGAACGGATTTCCTCTACTTTAGCTTGAGCAGCATAGCCAGCCGCAGCCATTTGAAGTTCACGTTCAGTTTGAAGCCGAGCAAGCTCAAGCTCATGCTTTTGGTCTGCCTTGTTCTGAAACAAATCAATGATCTTTGGGAACATCGAAATTAACAAACCGCCAAGTGTTGAAAATAGTGAAAGCATCATTCTTCCTTTTTAGTTTCAGATTTTTCTTTAATTTCTTGTTTCAATTTTTTCATTTGCTTAATCTCGTAGCGCACTTCAGCTTGAAGCCGAGCAGCATCCACATAGATCAAAAGCGACATTGGCAAAGCAAAAAACAACACCACGCTCAGAACAACAACCCCCGCAATGAACCAGCGGGTATCTTCACGAGCCATCCTAACGACAGAAACAGCCCCCACATCCATAGGATCACCACTGCGACCCAAAACGCCGCCATTCCCCTGTCGATTCTGTGATTGCGTAGGAGTTCTCGTTGCCATTTCTTATCTCGTTCTTTCTTTGCTTGAACAGCCCTTGCGAACTCCTGTTCTTCAAGGATTTGGTCATACATCTCCAGAAACCGAGAATACAACGCTTGAAGCCCCAACCTCTCTGGCGTGTAAATCATTGCTTCTTTCACCTGAGTAGCCAACTGTTTCATTTGCCACTCAAGCTCAATCCGATCAATCGCACTGTCCGCAACTCTCTCTGTTGTCAAAGATTGTTCTTCAAGTTCCCGACAATGCGCTTTTAGCTCTCTGATAACCTCAAAATAAACCTTCAGATGCTCACAAATCTCATGGACTTGTCGAGCTTGGAATTCCTCATAAGTCAGCTCTTTTTCTGGCTCTTTTCTTCTTTTTTCTGGCTTTGGCTCAACCTTTGCGTCAACAACAGGCAAGGCCACTGGCTTTGCTTTTGGTTTTTGACCAAACAGGCTTTGAATCCATCCCCAGATTCCAACAACCTCGGAATAGATTGCTTTGGCATCGCCTACGCCTTTTTCAACAGTCTTTTTGAACTTGTCAATTTCGGCTTTACCCTCTGCCAGCATATTGCACCCAGTACGGATTGCCGCCACAGCAGATTGAGCCATAAGGAGTAGGCTGATCGGATCAATACGTCACCTCTTGAGCCAAGCCAAAACAAAGCCAACAGCGCCAGAAATGCCAGATGCAATCATCATTCCAGCCCAAAATCCGCCACGACCTTTATTGGCAAGGGCAACCAGTTGCTCTAGTTGGCCTTCCATCTTGTCAATCTTGTTGTTCAGTTCGTCAAATCTACGCTCGTAATCTTCCACTTTTTGCCAGAGTACGCCGTACTTTACAGGGTCAAATTCAAAGTTTGCCATGTTATGTTTTTTGAATGTACGCAAGGGCATAGTAGGCAGGAAGGTTAGAACCTGTGCCAGCGGTGTTAGATGTAGCGCCAACCACATAAGAGTTACCAGCACCAACCACAAATTTGTCACGCAAATCTGGAGTGCCACCAGAGCCGTTACAAAGCACATAACCAGATGGAATCGAGGCAATAGAACCCGACCACATAATGATGCAACCAGCAGGGATTTGTGATGTTGCTGGCGCTGTGGTCAAGATGCCAGAAATGTTGTCATAGGTCTGAATCACCACGTTTGACGAGTCAGCTAACACAAATTTGTAGGCAGAACCAGCAGTTAGCCAAATTTCACTAGGTGGGCGACCATCAGTACCAAGCACAATTGGATTGGTGTTGGCAATAGAACCAGCCGAATCCGTGTAGCTAGTCTGAGGAGTTGATGTGCCAGCCTGATAGGTGTAAAGCAAACCACCAGACAAAGGAATACCAGTTGTTGTGAAAAACTGGAATCCGTTACCAATTGGGGAAAGATTGACGCTCATTCTTGTTCCTTGTTTTGTTCGTTGACATAAAGAATGTCAGCCAAAGTGTTTGCACGTTGAGGATTCAATCCCAAGCCTTTTGCGGCTTGTGATACGCCTTTTGCGGCACGACCACCATAATACAGACCTTCACCAACAAGTCGAGGAGTCTGCAATGGCAAAGCCGCCAACATTGTTGGGTCATAGAAAACACCACCCAAAGCAGACAAATTTTCCACATTTCCTGCAAGACCACGAGCAGTCGGCGAACTTAATGCTTGACCAGACAATGCGCTAATAAAAGGCTTTCCACCTTCCATTTCAAGCTGTTGAGCAAGATTTAATCTATTGCCGTAGTTTGTGTTTACGTTGTTTCGTGTGAGACTTTGCAATTTACGCAAAGCAGTATCAGCCGAAGCACGATTGCCTAAAGACAACGCTTTTTCAATTTCACGGATGCTTTCAGAAGCATCTGCGTAATCTGACATTACTTCAGAATACTTTGGAGCTTGGCGTGTAATTGTGCCTTTTACAGAGTTGTAAATGTTCCCGCCAATTCGATTTGCATTTGCCTCATTTGGTGGGATTCGATCAACAATTGCACCAATTCGTTGTTTTAATGCGTCAAGACCTTCAGGAGTATGGTAAACAGCAGGATCGGCAAGTTGCCAATCTTTTACTTCATTTTCCAATTCCAAAAGATGCTGTTCAGCAATGTCATCTTTAATTTTTGAACCATGACGGTTTTCAGCTTTTGCTTTCGCAATTGCTTGGTCAATATCGTTAAAGTCCAAAACAGATTTGTCGTTTGAAATGTCAACCATTCCAGAGCGATAAGCATCACCACGTTTTTGACGCATTACGCTCAAATTGTGTCGTGCATTGTCAAGAGGTTGAGTCATTGGAGCTTCACCACGTAATGCAGCTTGAAACTCTTTATCACCCTCAAAACCAGCTTTGGCGGCATTGGCTATGTTTTCCGAACCAACACCAGTTGTCATGCCAAGCAAAGGCTTGCCAACAGCAGTAACGCCTTTACCAGCAACCAACAATGGATTTGTAACTTCTGCCGCTTTTTGGATTGCTCCAACGGCTTTAGCGGGAGCGCCAACCTTTGCAGCAATACCAGCGCCGCCGCTTAAAACTGTTGACAGATCAGAAGCAACACCAATAGGGTCTTGTGCAACAGCTTGTTTAAAGCCTTCACTTGTGCCATAGCGTTCTTTGTAGAACTTGCCAACTTGAGCTGCAACACTGCTTGCACGTTCAGCAGACTCTGGATTTTTGTCGTATTTGTCAATCCAATCAGCAATTTGTTTTGGAGTGATGTTTCGCAAAGTGCCAGCCGCAATGTCCATTACGCTTTGGCTGGTTTTTAAAGGATGGACAAATACATCAGTCATGCCTTTGCCAAATTCGTAAGCACTTTTAGGAATGTTAGTTACTGCCTGAAATGGCACATCCCACCATGACAAACCTTCTTGCTCTGGTGCATTAGCAAGAATTTGAGAAAAGTTTTTTGAAGAAACTTGTGTGCTTTGTTTTGGAGCGCCTTCATTGACGATGCCAAACAAATCAGCCGAATTGATTTGCTTTTTATCACCCATTATTTACCCCCAACAAGTTTTTCAAGTTTGTCTTTTTCTTCAAAGATGCTGTCAATGTATTCTTGTGATTTGCCTTTGAAATACTTTTTCAAATGCTGACGATCAGTTGTAGACAAATCTTCCATTGACTTGTTGCCAACAACGCCAATCAAGTGCATCACATCAGGATTTTGAGCAATGTTGTTGAACTCATTTTCAAAAGCATTGATAGCACCAAGATTAGGCTGATTAACATTGCCTTGATGGTTTTTGATACCTTTGTAAAGCAACCGCTGAGAAGCAAGCAAAGCCTTGTCGTTATACAAGATGTCTCGCAATGCTTCTTTATTTGTTCCAAATGAACCATAAGCCTTGCTTTGAGATGCTTGATCTTGGTTGGAACGAGCGCCCTCTTGACGGATTCGTTGTTCAAGATACTTCATAACTTCTTGTTGTTCTGAAGTCAAACCAACACCGCCAGTTTTGTTTGCAATAGCATTTGCAATAGGGCCAATGTTTACATTCTTATCTTCAATCAACTTCAAAATTCTGTTGTTGGTCAATTCCATGTTGGGAATAGACTCAACATTACCCAAGTTCAAAGCATTGTTTGCGGCTGTTGGCAATGCAGACAAACGTGAAACACGAGCTTTGTAAGCATCGTAAGTTTCATCTGGCGCACGTTGTAAACCACCTTTTGCATTGAAAGACTCTTGCATACCAGAACCTGCTGACGCAACTTTTGGCGCACCGCCACCTTGAGCAACAGGCTTTTGAATCGCTGGAGCGATGTTTGTTCCTTGAGGAGCTTGGTTTGAAGCGCCGCCACCAATAACACCAGGAGCGCCAGTTTCTGTTGTAAAAACTTGTGGAGAAAGTGTTTTTCCTTGAACTTGACCAATAGTTGCACCAGGGATATTTCCTGTAAGCAATGGATTTCCAGCTTGTGTTGGAACAATTGCGCCACCAACATCTTGCATATTTGCGGCTGGATACATTTTTTCCAATTGAGCTTGTGCGCTAGTTGCTGTTGCTAATTTTTTAGCCAAATATGCTCTCAAATCAGTTTGAGTTCCATTTGTGGGCAAACCAATAAGAGCTTGTTTTACAGCCTTTTCATCACCACCAGCATTTCCAATGTATTCTTTGACATGAGAAACAATTTTTTCAGCAGACAAATCTTTATCATTTAATAAAGTTTGAATTCCTTGAACAGCATTTGTTGATTGCATCAACATATTTTTTAGTTGTGCATCTTTAGCGCCAAATTCAGCAGTTGTAGCTTCAGCAGCCGCTTTACGAGCGGCATAAGGATTAACTTTTTGAAGTTGCTCAACTTCCATTTGCGCTTTTTGCACAGCAAGAGGATTAAGTTGTTGAGCTTGTTGATATTGTTGTGATGCGTTAGCAATGTTCAACATATCAGCCAAAGTCATGGCTGGTTGAGGTTTAATCTGATTGGCAACAGGAGTGATTGCATTGATTTCAGGCATGGCAAATCCTTATGCTGGCGTTGTTGAGAAATATGCTTGTGGAGACATGGTTCCCTCACCAGGCACATAAACTTGACCAGAACCACCACCTGACCAACCAGTGTTTTGATTGAATGTTTGGCTATTTGGGTTGTTTCGCAAACTATTCAAATAAGCCATGTTTCCACCGCTTTGAATTGCATTACCCCAAGCATTAGCAGAGCCAACAGTTCCAGCGGCTTGAGCAGCAGCAGCGCCTGTCATCAAATTGGCTGTGTTTGCACCATAAGACTGAGCAGCTTGATTAGCCTGTTGTTGAGAAGTTTGCCCCAAACCAGCAATTGAAGCCAATGTGTTGTAAATGTTGCTACGTTGTGTTTGGTAACGATTGAAAGCATTGCCATATTCTTGACTTGCTTCACCTTGGGTATAAGCCTGAAGGCCAGCAAGAGTGTTACCAGACAAAGCCCCACCACCAACATTACTAGCACGTTGATTAGCCATTTCACCTTGTTGCAAACGGAAAGCATAGCCAGGATCAATGTTGTTGGCAAAATCTTGAGCATTGAATTGATGCGTTAGATAATCAGAACCTTGAGCAGTTCCAGTCACATTACCTTGTTCATCATAAGTCGTGTACTGACCAGGAAGCATTGAACGGATTGTGTTGAATCCTTGATAACCTGCTCCACGACCTGCCGCCTGTTGAGCATTTTGCGTGTTGAAAATGTCTTTTTGAACTTGAGTCGCATCACGAGCAGCAGCAGCTTGAGTATCAGCAACCGATTTAGCCGCCTGAGAACCCATATATCCAGAAACAAGTGTTGCACCAGCAACAGCGGTCATGCCCCAAGTCATTTTGACTCTCCTTTGTCATCTAGCTTCATCAAATCTTGCATAGACGAAATTAAACCAATATCTTCATAAGAAGGTGAAATTACTTCTTGTTCAATCTTGTCTAAGTTTTCTTCACCATGAAATTTAGTCAGGTGAACAGTTGTCCAAATCGTATCTTCTTCAGCATATACAGCACGTTTCAAACCTACTTCAGAAATGAATGTGCATGGTGCTTCCATGTACTTTTTGCCAAATTCGGTTGAAACAGAAACTTTGCCTTTGAGGATAAAGTTCAGATGTTGATGGCGATGAATCTTGCCAATAATCAATGTGCCTTTTGGAATGAACATCTGCCTTGCATAAGTACAGCATCCATAAGTTTCATCAATTGGGGCAAAATGATGCGTCACAACACAATCGTCAAGCGTTGATTCGACTTCACCATCTTCAATCATCTTGTTGATTCCGTTTTGAACAGTCATTATGTGTTCACGAAACATGACAACTTCTGGCGTGTTTTTAGCCACATCAAAAGATTTGGTTTCAACAAGATTGGTCATGTCACTCATTGTAATAGGGAACCTTGAATTGTTGTCCATTTACTGTGACATTTATAAAGCCAGCAGGGGCCGCTGGCAATGTCTTTGACCCTGCCGTAGCCGTGTCTGAGGATGAAAAGTTCAATAGATTCAAAAAGAACTGTTGCCATGCCCTTGTTGGGCGATTGGTGTTTCCATCCAAAAACTGAGACTGCGGGTAAGGATTGGTTTGGGATGAGCCATAAATGCCGTTTGACATTAGTTCTCTCCCATTGAAGCCTTAATGTTAGCCGACACAATCACAGCCTTTACAGGGTCTGTAATTGCCACCTCATAGATTCGGTCACGAGCAGTCCCCAAACGCCGCCAAATGGCACGATTTGTGTATTTACCTTGTTTGCCGATGCCAACCCAATACTCACGGCTCCAAGTAGAACCGCCATCATTAGACCAACGAAGCATGGCTTGTGGGTCTACGCCAGTGCCAGAGCCAGCGGTTGCTGACGATCCAGCCACAGCCAGACCAGCAATGGCAATGCCAGCAATAGCAGATGAATTGGATGAGCTAGAAATGCCAGAAAGACCAACACCAGGCTGAAATTGAAGCTGAAGTTCATCAAAGTACTGACGTTGAAAATCAGCAACAAGGTGCGGACAGCGACGAACACGGCGAATTTTGCCCCCGTTATCAGTGTAATTTGTTGTGTCCAATTGGTAAACCTTGCCATTTTCCCAATCGCCAACATACACATTGCCGTTCAAAGTGGCAGAGCAGTTAGAACGGTGACGGTGATAGACGTTTTCAGTGTCAACCCAAAGCCATTTGTGCCACAAACCTGTCGTAGCGTCATAAGCCCATGTCAAATCTATTGTTGGGAACGAAATCACAAAGACTTCATGACCTTCCAATTGATATGTGTAGGCAACAGCATCGTCAATGTATTGGTTCAAAAGGCTGTTTTCTACCGCATGGGTAGAAATACGCTGTGGCGTGTAACCGTTCATTTGAACGATCATGCCTTGACCACGTTCATTGCGGGACAAGTAAGCAAATGAATTGCCCAATCGAGCCAAAGAAGCTACCGCAGCAATGCCGTGTTGGGTAGAAGTGCCAGGGATGCGTTGGAATGGGAATGGCACAGCGCCAACATCCACCCAAACCTCAGACGACTTAGAACCCAACAAATAGACTTCACGATGGTCAACAATCAACGACACCAAGTTATCTGGTGCGCCATCCTTTGTGCCATAGCTCAATTGAGGACTGATTGGCGAAAGCAGATCAGAAGCACCCCATTGCTGGCTGTTTGGTCGGTTGTAGACGAAATAGTTGTCAACAACATCAACCACAGAAGCGCCGCTAAATGCGCCATCAGTCTGAGGCAAAACAGTGAAGTTAAGCGCATACATGGTTTCTGAGGCCACATATTGAGCAGAACTAACTGTGTAAGTTCCTGTGCCGCCAGTTGCAGTACCAAAATCCATGACAACTGTGTTGGTCGCCAATCCAGCTCCTTGGATAGCGTTACCCAAAGAAACCTGACCTGTTGCCACAGCGGTAACAGTCATTGTTGTGTTGGCTACCGCATAGGTCAAACCAGTTGGAGTGCCAGCCGTAGTTGTTACACCAGAGCCAGTTGCAGTTGTTGACAATGTAAATGTCGTAGAACCATCTGTGGCAATGATGTAGTAGGTTGTTGGGTTTGCATAGCCAGAGATTGAACCAGTGCCACCATAAGTGCCGCTGATTTTGATTGTTTGACCAACCACCAAAGGCTGTGTGGATGCTGTGCAAGAAAACTGACCAGCAGTTCCTGTAATCGTTACACCACTCAATGTTTGACCAATTGAAGCGGTAACAACGCCATTACCCAACAAACCACCCATTTGAGTACTTGTGGCTGTTTGACTCAAGCTGACAGTGTATGTACCAGTTCCACCTGTTCCAGTGCCCAAAGCTGTAATGATGGTGTTATTCAACACGCCAACACCAGAGATTTGAGTGCCAACAGCCAAACGACCTTCAGAAATGCTTGAAACAGTCAGCAATGTTCCAGAAATAGAACCAACAAAAGAAGCAACAGGAAGGCCACTAATACGCCATGTGTAGCGGTAAGCACCATCAGCAATATAGACGTTTACGCCATTGTCAGAGATGCTTACAGGGCCAGTAATGGAATCCAAAACACCAATGGTGAAGTAGTTTCCAAAACTGTTGATTGCATAGACATAAGGGCCAGAAACAGCAATCATCAGATTGTTGTTGGCAAGGGTGTGCATCCCACGGACAGAAGCGCCAGCGGGAAGCGACACCCATTCAGTCAAGCCTGGAGTCGGGTAAAGGGCAACAACACCACGATCACCAGCTTGTTTTGTTGGGTCAACTTCAGCAAAGAAATTGATACATTCCTGAGCATCTTGGTAGATGCTAGGTGCTTCATAACTAGCGCCAACAAAACCAAAGTCTGCCATGTTTACTCGTAAAGAATGTTGATGGAACCAGCGTCAAATGTGTCTGTGCCGTTTACGGTGGTGATGCGAACACGATCAAGAGTTCCAGAAAGCGTTAAGTTTCCTGCGCTAACAGTACAAGCGTCTGAAGCCGAACTAATTGCATTTCCATACTGTGCCCAAACATTACTACCAAGTGTCACAATTGTCGCCACTCCACTATATACGTTAGATGCTGCATTGTTTTGAATAACAATAAATCCAGTTGAGTTATCAACTACTGTTGTCCCTCTAGATGTTCCGCCTGTATATCCTGATGCCGTAACAGAACCAGAACCAATTTGTATTTGGATATTGCTAGTTCCGTTTGTACTGACACCATTAAACATCACAGTAATACGCTTCACCCAAGAAGGAATAGACGTAAAGTCAATGCTTGTACCCGAAGTGCTTGCAACAGCAGTACCAGCGGAGATGCCGTTATACACAGCACCTGAGTTTGTTGTGACCCCTGCGGAGCCGTCGATTACAACTGACATTAACTGTTCTCCTGTGTAGCCAACCACTCTTGGAACTTGGCTTGTTTTGCTTCTTCCTCAGCTACTTTAGCCAATCGGGCTGTTTCTTCAACTTGCCATGTAGCGTATTGAGACGCAGCAACATCCAATTCAGCTTGCGTTAACGCCACTACCTCTTGTTGACCAGTGGCAAGGTCTACAACGATTCGTGTAGTCATACTGTCAAAGCACGAAGTTCAGCAGTTGTAGTGCAACCATCAGCCAAACCAGTAATGTCACGCAAACGCTGTTTCTCAGCCACGATTGCAGTTGTGTCAGCACCTGTTTCCAAAGCACGTTGGAACAACACATCTTGAGCAGCAAGCAAAGGCTCACGTTCAGCACGCAAACGGCGCTTGGTGATTTCCTTGGCTTTAGCCAAATTCACGGACACAACACCGTTAGACAATTCCCAAGCGTCATAAAAGTCAGAATCTTGATTTGGCAAAGAAGATGATTCAACAATTAAAGCTCCATCAGGGCAATCTTTTGCAAGTACAGCTTCAATGCTAATTTCGCCCGTAGGCACACAAGTGGAAACACCACCATTTGCATTAGAAAAAATAATAACTTTTGTCATGTTTGCTCCTTAAGCTGTTAAACCGTGATTGGCAAATTTGCCATGAATCATATCTCTTGCTAGTTCAATGAACTCTTTTGCCAAAGAAAAATCTTTAAAATTTCCAAGCGATTTACGCTTTCCGTTAAATGAAATAGAAACTGTCCACCGCTTGTCTCTTTCGTTCCACGTAATGCCTTTTACGCCACTTGTGTTATCTTTACGAATCACTGAATTTTGATTGTTCTCATTACAGCTAGCCAAACGTAAATTTTCAATCCTGTTGTCATCACGCTTATTGTTAATATGATCAATAACAAAATTATTTAGTTCATTGTTGAACAATTGCCAAATAATTCTGTGTTCAAAATACATTTTGCCATCTACACGGAGTTTTCTATACCCCAAAGGATGCAACCCACCAGCACGAGTTCCAGCAACAATTTTTGTTTTTTTACCCAAAGAATTGCACAAATCTTTTTTGTAAAACAATGCACCATCCTTGTACTCAAACAGTTCTTGTAACCGTTCAAGACTTGGCAAAGGATTTCTTACTTGCATTTGTTTGTTTCCTTAATTTCCAAAGATTGCTACGTTGACAAATACCATGTCAGTGGATACGCCAAGCGCATTACTTGCTGAAAATTTCACAGAAGATGTACTGTAGTTATATGGCATAACAATACTACCGTTACCATTAGCTCCGCTACTATCTGCTTGTTTTGTTGATGCCACAGCAGAATAATTTGAATCGCTTAAAGCTGTAGCAAAGTTAACTGTGTATTCCCCAGTTCCGTTGTCAGTAATACTTGATACGTTATAGCTTGAACGGATAGCCACTGTGCCAGTACCGTTAAAGTTCACCCAAGCAATAGCATTGGTAGTCACACCGTTGCTCTGCACCTTGAGAATACCGCTGCCATCAGCAGTTTGAACCAAGCCGTTTGAAGGAGATGCGTTAATCGTGGTTGTCAATTTGTTCTCCTCTTAACGGAATACGGAAACACAGTTATATTTTAAATCTGCGTAACCGCCAGCAGGCGTTAACGTAGAAACAACAACTGAAGATGTTGAGGGAGCTGATTCAACATTTGATGCGCCAGTGTTAATAAGGCCAAGCAAATTGGCAGTGCCAAATTGTTGACTTACGCTGTAAACAGTCGCATAGTTTGCATCTGACAAAGAATTGGTAAAAGCAATTGTGTATGTTCCAGCACTGTTTCGAGTTACAGAACTTACATTAAAAGACGCACGAATAACAGCGGCACTAATACCATTCCAATTTACCCAAGCACGGCAAAGCGTACCCACTTGAGTACCGTTACCATCGTTGAATTGAGGCGGTGTTCCGCTTGTGCTCGACTGCACAACATCAGTTAAAACTGAACCGTATGCCATATTGTTTCCTTACAGAATTACCCAACGGCTACCGTCAGGGATTGTCACTGCTTTGCCTGTTGCAATTGTAATCGGGCCAACACTTGATGCGCTACGACCAGATGTGATTGTGTAATCATTGCTGATCGTTTGATTGTTTTCATACATACAGTTATCAGCAACGCAATAAGCAGCAGAAGTCTGTGTGGTGTTGTCCAAAAACGTAAGGCCATTTGGCAAACGCAAATCATTGATTGAGACTTGCTGATTTGCGTCAATGTTCAACGCATCCAAACCATCTGTTTGCAACGCCAATGTTGTGCCATTGATAACACCACTGATTGAAGTGCCGTTGTAAGTCCAATCGTTAACGTCATTTAGCCATTCAGCATAAATGACGGTTTGATTGTTGATAAAAGTTGTTGATGCCATGTCAATTACCTAAAGAAACCACCAGACAAAATCCAACCAGCATCTTTGGCTCGGCTTGTCAGCAAAGCGTCAGAGTATTGGGCTGTTTGGAGTGGAGACATATTTGTTCGCTTGAGCGTTGCTTTAGCTTGTGAGGCGTAAGCATTGACCATTTGAATCTGCGTTGTAGACGCTTTGCCATACATAGGCATCAGGCGTTCAGCCAAGCACCAACGCAAAGCCATCGAGTAACCTTGAGGAAGAACAACATCTTCATAAAGATTTGTGTAACGGCTAAACAAGGTGTTAGCGAACAAGTGCATTTCACCTTGCGATGGATTAGGCCAAATGAACAGGTTGCCAGATTCCTCATTGGGGTTGTAGTAAAGCGCCTTGGGCCAAGGGCCATTCAGCGTTTTCAAGCCAATAAGTTGGTATTCCTGAAGTGCCAACACAGAGATTGGATAGTCCAAACCGCCATTCACGATTGGCTGACCATTTGAGTTTGTGTTGATACGCACAAAGGCTGAATCAATGCTCAAAGGCTTTTGATAATTGGCTGTAATTGTTGTTGCGGCAACAGTTTGAGGAATGTTGACACGATATGTGCCAGCTTCAATCACATTACCGCCAGCACCAGTGATGCCCAAAGTGATTTTTGTGCCAGGTGCGATGCCAGTGCCACTCAAAGTTTGACCTTGAGCAACAGCGCCCGAATTAACGCTGGTCACAGTCAAAATGTCACCAGTAATTGAGCCTTCAAAAGAAGCGCCAATAAAGTTTGGTGTTTGTGGGCTTGGGCCAAGACTGTATTGAACTTGACCAGGGATCACAGGGAAAATGATTTCGGTGACGTTGAACACCATGTAGTTCTCATTTGACCATTGGTCAATGAGGTCATTCATCATTTCAAATGCGTCTTGGGCAGCTTCAGGCGTAGGAGTTTCACCAGCTTCTAATGCGCCAATGTCTTTTAAAGCCCTGCTAATAATGTCAATTGGTTTTGTCATTTGTCACCCAATGAAAACACTTGTGGAACCCAGGGCGGCAAGACTTTCGGTGTCTGCAAGGCTTCAAGCTGTTCCGTTAGCCTTGATTCTATGATGTTTTTGCCGAATTGAACAGAATCTTCTTTGACCCATTCAATAACTTTTTCCTCTGTCACTTGGTCAAACGGAACTTTAGCAACTGGATCGCCAAACTTCCAAAAGCCTTCTGTTTCAACAGAATAGCCATTGTCCTCGCAAATCACATGGTACTTGACCTCTGTAATCACACCATCTTTGGCATGAATGTCGGTAATTTTCCATTGAAACATGGTTTTCCCTTATAGAACGACCCACTTGGAGCCACTTGCAACTGTCACTGAAACACCACTAGAAATGGTGATTGGGCCAGCCGACATACCACTTGACCCACTTGGGATTGAATAGTTTGCAGAAATTGTTTTGCTGTTGACATAAATTCCACCGCTGATCTGCAAATTGCCCTTTGTGTCCAACTGAGCCAATTGAGTGTTGGCAACGCCACCATTGTAAAAAGTCAGCGTATCAGTTGAACCAACCGAAATGCGACCATTACCAGTAGCGTAGTCAGCAACAATACCGTCTGTGTAAGTAGCCGTGTATGTGCCTGTTGAGTACAAACCAGCAGAAGCAACAAACGCTGACGAGTTCAAAACACCTGTTGAAGGATTGAATTGGAGCTTGGTAGAAGCTACGTTTTCACCAGTGATTGACCCTGTTGTGGCGCTTGTAAACGTCAAATATCGGGTTGCATTGGTCGTTGTGTCGTCAGTGACTGTGATGCCAGTTGCGGGGGCCGCAGCCCATGTTGGCACACCGCCAGCCAATGTCAGAATCTGACCATTAGAACCAGCCGCAAGCATTGTAGTTGCGCCTGAACCTGTTTGGTATGGAACAGAGCCATTTGCACCGCCAGCCAAGTTTGTGGCTGTTGTTGCGCTTGTTGCCGTTGCCGCATTACCGCCAATTGAAAGGCTTGAAGCTGTACCTGTCAGACTTGTGCCAGCACCGCTAAACACAGATGCAGACAATGTGCCTGTGCTTGGGTTGTACTGGAATTTAGTCGAACTGGTGTATTCGGTTGCCAAATTGCCGCTTGTTTGATCGGCAAACAATGGGTAGCGTGTGGCGTTTGTGGTCGTGTCATCAGTAACTGTGGCATACGACACAGGCGTTGCCCATGTTGGAGCGCCAGAACCGTTTGACTGCAAGAACTGACCAGTTACACCTGCGCTAGTAAAGGCATAAGCAGAACCAGTGCCATAAGCAACAGCACCAGCAGTAGGAGTAGCCGTTCCATTTGTGCCACCATTTGCAATCGAAACAGGTGACGAAATAGCAACGCTAGAGCCAGCGGTTGTCTGAGTCACCGAAATGCCAGAACCGCCAGTAATACGTTGTGTTTTTGTTGGTCGGATCAGAATTGAGCCAGACCCGCCAGAACCAGCATTGATAACCGCCGCAACAGTGACAATGATGCCGCTTGTTGGATAAGTGGTCGTGAAACCACCAGCCGCAGGATCGTAATAGAGAACATCTCCATCAACCCATGCGGAAGTGTCAAAACCACGCAGTGTGCCAAACCATTGAATCAGACCGAAAGAGCCTGACGCAATGCTTTCAGCAGCGACACCGACAATGTAATCAGCGTTAGTAATACCAGCACCAGCAGGAGCAGCAGTGATAACGCCAGAAGCACCGACCACACCAGTAAACGCACACAACTGGCCTTTAGTAATTGCTCCAGACGCTTTGACATAGAAGAATGTGTCCTCAGAAACATGGGATGTGACGTTTGCAGTCATGCCCATATTCATTGTTGTGCCACCATCCCACCAAACACGACCAATCGCAGGAGTTACCGTTGCGCCTGTGTTTAGTTGAAGGTAATCAGCGCCTAAATTGGTCAAGCCAGTGGCATAACCACCAGTGATTGCCACGTTGTTGGCGTTCTGGGTTGACATTGAGCCAAGACCAGTGATTGCAGTGTTGGGAATCGTCGTGGAAGCCGTTACAGCAGTCGTATCGTTGCCGTAGAGATAACCTGTCAACCCAAGCGTTTTAAGCGTTCCTAGAGCCGCAGAACCGCCCGTAATGGCAACATTGCTTGCATCTTGTGTTGACATTGTTCCCAAACCAGTAATGTCTGTGTTTGGGATGGTTGATGATGCTGTCAGAGCAGAAGTGCCAGAACCTTTAACATAACCTGTCAAAGTCGTTGCACCAGTACCGCCATGAGCCACATCAATGGTTGATGCGTTCCATGTGCCAGCGGTCAATGTGCCAACGCCTGTAATTCCAGTGTAAGAACCAGACAATCGAGCTGAATCAAGCGTTCCTGAAGTGACTTGAGTGGCGGCAATGGCAATGTCTTGATCTGTCAGGCTGGTCAATTGACCTTGAGCATTGACAGTTGCGGTGACGGTTTTGGATGCCGAGCCTTTAGTGGCTGCGGTCACGCCAGTGTTGGTAATGCTGAACGTATTAGCGGCAAGCGTTAAGCCTGTGCCAGCGTAATAAGTCGCAGAACCAGAGAATTGCACCCAAGGCATTGCTGTAACGCCAATCGTGCCAGTTTCAGCAGCCGTACAAGCCCAACCAGTGTCTAGGTTTGTCGAGCCATTCAAAGCTACTGTGTACGAACCAGGTACTTCTGACCATACATCCATGTCAGATGAACGAGTCCAAGTGCCAGAAGCAGCAATGTAAATGCCATTCTCTGCTGTGTTTGTCTGGTTTTTAACCAATACTCGATCACCAGCCAATGTGGTGTAAGTGTCAATGGTTTGAAGTCCAGAAAGCGTAATATCGCCAGTTGTAGCGCATTTAACAGCCTGTTTTGGCTTCAGACCTTGGGCAACAGCATCAACATATTGCTTATTGGCAATGTCAGTGTTGGTTACTGGGGCAGTTGAAACCTGACCAGTTGTTGTGCTGACGTTGGTGAACACGCCTGTGGATGGCGTAGTTGCACCAATAGTCGTGCTGTCAATCGTGCTGTCCGTAATATGCAACCCAGATTGCTCTGGATTTGTTGTTGCATAGAACGGCTTGTTCTGACCAATGAAAGTCTGAAAATTGTCCTGTGCGTCAAAATATGCCTGAACAGGCAATAAGTTTTGTACCGAGGACTCTGCGGGGTCTGACATTCCTGCCCCCTTTTAAATTAAGCGCCGACAGGAGTAACGTACACGATGGAAGGGCCAGCGCCCGAACCGATCATGCGAACATATGTAGGAGTTGTTGGTACTGCGAAAATCAAAGGCACAGTCATGCCAGCGGGAAGCACAAAATCGCCAGTTGTAGAGCCGCTAACAGGCAACACAGGAGCAGAAACACCAGTAGGGCCAAACTTGATAGCCACTTGGGTTGCTCCAGTGTTCAACAAAGCCACGCAGTTGTTTTGGTCGTTACTGGCATTGTTCACCAGAACTTCAGAAGTGGCAGATGCGCCGACAGAAACAGCGGTTGTTACGCCGATTGGTCGGACAAAATTGGTTACGGTTGCCATAAAAATTCCTTTGCAAAGAATGGCTTAATTCTAGCCGAATCACCGACTTTTGAGCCAGTTTCCGATGTGGCCTTGAAAGATTTTATATCCAACATGACCCATTGCAATTTCTGGATCAATCCAAACTTGACCACCGATTTTGCGCCATCGAATACAGAACGAATAATCCTCACCCCATTTGAAACCATCCTCAAACACATGGTCAAACAATGGGTAAAACTCTTTGTCTCGCTCGGCTGTGTAATAGTGCTTTTCAGGGTAAGCCTCAATCATCTTGGCGATGCAATTGCGGCTGATCTTCATAAAGCCAGTGGCGACTGATTTAACCTCAAGCAGTCCAGTTTCAGGATCAGCCCAAAGCTCTTTTTTGTCAAGGTAGTGAAGTGGGTATGCGATTGGATCACGGCGATTTGGATAGACACCAGCCACCAAGTCAGCTTTAGCATCAACCAACTTGAGCAGTGCGCCAGCTTCCCAAACCACATCCGAATCAACAAAAACAAGGCAATCAGCGTCTGATTCCCAAAATCTTGTCGCAATGATGCCTCGGCTGTCGGCAATCAAGGCATTTCCAATGTCATCAACCAGCGTGAAAGTGTCGCCCCTTTTGGTCAATTCCATCAAATCGTGAATAAGAGAACGCATTGTCCCCATGTGAACCACGCCTGTGTAGGCTGGTATTGC